TTGAACATCACCCTGGACATGAACGCGTTACCCGCGCCCGGCGAATGCGGCTTCAGCAGTTTCCCGACCGCGTTCTGCGCCAGATAGCCCGGGAAGTACGCCTTGCCCCGCGCAAGATGTTCCATGCCGTTTTTGAGCACCGCCGCCGGCACCAGCATGTCACAATCACAAAAAAACAACGCATTGGACTGGGCTGCGCGTGCCGCCGCGTTGCAGCCCAGTCCCTTGTTGAATGCTCCCGATATGTCAAAGATCGAATACGGGAACTTCATCTCGCCCGGAAGCCAACTGCGCAGCGGGGCTTCCCCCGCGTTTTCCGGCCAGTCCGCCACGATCAGCTCCGCGTCAATGCCCGATTCACGCACGGCGTCGTTCAATGACTTCACGCAGCGGGGGAAAAGCTCAATTCGCCTTTCCCCCGCGCATAGTACGGACCGACCGGAATGCACCACACAGATGGACAGTTCGGACATCTTCCCTCCGACCTACGCGATGTGATGTCCCAGGGCGACCTCGACTTCCTCATCCGCTGCCGCTCCCGCCAACGCGCTGACTCCCAGCTTCTTGTTGCTGCCCGCTGTGGTGGTGGCCACCTCGTTGCCGGAGTCCCAATAAAGCTGGGCGCCGACGCTGATCGCGGACGCCGAGCCGGTATCCTTGGGAACCTTGATTCTGACACCGCTGATCACCAGGGCTCCCTTGGCGTTCGCAGCAATATCCGCGTCGGCCATGCCGACCACGCTGCCGATGACCACCAGGTCGCCGTTATCCACTCCGCTACCGGGCGTATAATCCACATGCAACCCGGTACCACTTAGCAATCTTGCCATTCTGTTATCCTCCTCGGATCGTTTTCAGTTATGCTGCTTACGCGCCGGTACTCATAACGCCGGCACGGACATCGGCTTCACCGACGCCGAAGTCCAGATAGCCTCGCACCTGGATGCCGAGCGTGTTGAAGTCGGCGTCGGCGCTCTCGATGGTCGGGCTCTGCACCCCGTTCAGCCAGGCCATCCTCAGAATGGCCAGTTGCGCCGGGTCGGTCAGCAGGCAGTACTTCAGCGCGCTGTTGCCGTAACTTGCATCCTGCATGTACCTGCTCGTCTCCGGCGTCCACTTGCCGGCGTGCGGATTCTTCTGCGCCACCACGGCGTCCGTGCTGCCGGTGGCCAGCAGGTTGGCCGAGCCCAACAGGACCTCGGCGGCCGTCTTCAGCGCCGGGGGAACCAGCAGAATCCTCGGCTGGAGCAGGAGCTTCTTCGTCACCGACTTGCTCTGCACCGTGACGGTGTAGGTCTTGAGCAGGAACTTCAGTTCCGCGGCTGTCAACCCCGCCACGGCAAAGGCGCCGGTAGAGGCGTTTCCGCCGGTGAAGGTGATGGCGAAGAACGCGGTCCAGAACACGTCGTTGACCTTCTCGTTCGCGCCCATCCCGATGCGCCGGGGCACGTCCGTCAACGCACTCAGATCGTCGTTGATCTGGTCGGTTCGGGTGATGGCGTGCATGATGCCATACGTCTTCGCCTGGTTGGTGAAGGACTCCTCGGCCAGATTGCCGTGCTGGAGTTCGCCGGACTTGCCGACCTCGATGAACTGGAAGTCGTCCAACATGCGGTAACTGGTGATCTGCTTGAAGTCGCTGACGTTGCGGGACCCGGCGATGCGCTGCCACACGGTCTCGCCCGCCTCGAAGCCATCAAGCAGAAACTTGTTCGCGGTGTTGCTCAGGATCCCGTCGATGTCGTCGGTGCTGAATGCGGCCCGCAGAATCTCGCGGTGACAACTATCCTCGAAGAATCGGCCGGTATAGCCGTTCGCCCACGCCATCTCCAGAATCAGCCTCTGAAGTCCGAGGCGTCCCCGAAACTCCGAGTGTGCGGACTGCATGGTCTTGTCGCCGAACCGCTTGAGCAGGTAGTCCTCCTGCGCCCCACCCGAACTCATCAGAGCACATTCCAGGACCTGCGTTCCGTGGTCATGCGTCGCCATGTGGATCGCCGGACTCTTCGGCCTTTCGGCGCGAAGCGCCTCAAGTTCCGCCTTGTCAACGGTCCATCCCTCTTTCACCGCCTTGGCCGCGATTTCCGGATGGCCGGCCGTCGCCTTCTCAACCGCCACGATGCGCTCCATCTCCGTCGCACGCGCAGCGCGCAGCTCCTCGATGCTCTTGTTCACGTCGATCTTGGCCTCAGCCTCGATCACTTTGTCCGCTTCAATCTTCGCCTTCTTGTCGGCTTCGGCTTTCAGCTTTGCCTCAGCCTCTTCCTTCGCCTTCTTCTCCTCTTCCGTCATATCTGCTTCTCCTTCCCAGGTTAGGGTTGCAGCAATCTTTCCGCTTGTCGCGTCGTCTGCTCCCAGCGCCACAAAGCTCACTTCACCCAGTGTGGACTTCTTCGCCACGTATATCGGGCCGACAAACTCGCGCCCGTTGACAACGATCTTCTTGCCCTCTTCCACAAACTCCATCTTCTTGACCCGCGCTCCGATGGATGCCTGCCAGGGGAATCCGTTGTCGGATGCGCCGACGACTTCCTGCGCCGCCAGGCCCACGCCGGAGATCACGCCCTCAACCACCAGCTTGCGGTCAAGGTCAATGGAGTCGGTATGACCGACGATCTGAGAAACGTCGTGGTCCTTCAGGATGGGGCGGGACTTCTTGCCCGCGATCATCCCCGCCAGGTCCACCACGACCGGATGCGGCCAGCCCCAAAGGTTCATCTCCACGCCCGTATAGGCGACCATCTTGAAGCGCCGCAGCTTCGGCTTGCCGTCCTCCCCCTTATCCGCCGCCTCGATGCTGATGTCGCTGGCGGCACAGAACAGGTTCAGGTCCAGTTCCGCGTCCGTTTTATTTCTCTTCGGTAGTGGCATCTTCGTCATCTCCCGTGTTTTCTGCTGCGGTTCCCTGCGGAATCGGGTAGGGGACGCCTGCATCCTTGGCGCGCTTCCACTCCTTCACCCGCTGGTTCCAGCGCGTCTCCGGGTCCACTCCATCACGCGCCGCTTCCTCCTCATACGTCGATGTGCCGTTCATGAGGCGCATCTGCTGTGCCGTCGATTCCTTCACCGGGTCCGCGTGCTCGCGCTTGTCGTAGAACCATTGATGCTCCGGCGTACCCTTGGGCAGCGCGGGCAGATAGCCTTCAATGCGCCGAGCTTCCTCCAGCCAGGACTCGAACAGGTCGTCCAGGATATGATCCGAAATCTCCTGCTGCTCCACGCCCACGCTTTTCCAAAACGTCTGGTGGTCCAGATTGCCGGAAGCGTAGTTGTAACCCGCACTGTTGCACGCAGCGATGTTGTATGGCATGTTCAGGCAGCGGGCGATCTCGTTCAGTATGCGAGACTCGAACAGGTTGTACGTGGTAGTAGGTTGCTCCGCCTGTGTCTGGCTGAGCTTGTAGCCGGCGGGCAGGAACGTCGCCATGCGGCGCTCAAGCTCAATGGTGTCCATCGCCTCAGCCATGTCCTCTTCGTCGCCCGGCGCATCACTCTGCAGGACCATCGCGTGGTCCGCAGCGGTTTCGGCGGCTGCGATGACCGCCTGTCGGTAGCGGCGCAGTTCGGCAAACAGCCCCAGCGCTGAAGTGATGTCCGGCGCACCACGCAGTTGCCCGGGCCTGTCGGCTCGGAACCAGTGAATCATCTGCGCCGACTTGACCAGGGTGAAACCGCCGGCGGTGTAACTGTCGCCCGGATGCTCGCTCAGGACGCGATACGTGATGGGGTTGCCGTTCTCATCGTAGGTGATGCCCTCGATCTCGCCGTCCTTCTCCCGCCCGATAGGCGGACTGGCTATTCTGTCCGTCTCGATGAGCACGGGGTTTAGCTTTACCTCGTGCCGCACCGCCTTGTCCGTAGTCTTCTGGATAAACACTTCGCCGTCCTGATAACGGGCGAAGCGTCCTGTGCGCAACTTCTGCCCCAGCTTGACCGCACGCGCCCAGCGACCGAACTCCTGCTCTACCATCAGGTCCAGCGCATCGTCACCCGTGCGCACGTTCAAGCGCGGGTTGCGCCCAATGACGTAGTTGGCAAGGGTCAGCCCGATTCCCGTCGCGTAGGAATTGTTGGCCACCTCGTAGCGTGCGCGGGTGCGCAGTTTGAGCCGGACAGCGGCGGTCAGGGCGGATGCGGCGGACAGCGAATCAGCTGCTGCCCAATGTTTCTGGTTGTCGCTCGTGGTCTGCGCTGCATCGTACCGGGCGTGAATTGA